TCAAGCGGTGGCAGCAGTTTCATCTGCTGTCAGAATACCTAATATAAAAAGATATAATTCCACCTGAGCGTCCTCGTTTAGTAGCTGGAGCCGCTCACTGTCCATTAGATTAGTACACCTCCTTTATTGGTTACGCAGGTTTTTGGGATTTGAAAGTAAATCCTCAAAATATTCACGAGCGCGTTTTTGCGCTGCAGGACTAAGCTTATCGAACAGTTCTTGAATATCATTTTTAGACTTTTCTGGGGTTTCCCATCCCATTAGTTTAGCAGGAGTAACATTGAAAATTTCTGCTAAAAGTACAACCATATCATAGGGGATGTTTTTAATGTCACCGGATTCGTATCTTTGTAAAGTTGCTTTGTTTGGCAATTTACCTATTTTAGATTCAATTATTTGAGCTAAATCACTGAGAGATAAACGGCGTTGCTCACGATATTTTCTTATATTTTCACCGATTTCCATGGCGAACCTCCATTATTTTTTTCTTGACACCATTATATGATAATTTTTCGCAAAATGCAACGAAAAAAACTTTTTTTGCAAAAAAAGTTGCGCAATATGCGTTGACAAACATTTTTATTCATGTTATTATAGTTGCATAAAATGCAACGGAAGGGGGTGAGAATATGTATCGTATTGATGCAATTATGTTACGTCAAAAAATGATAGAAAAAGGTTTTATAAATATTGTTGACTTAGCAACTGCCGCTAATATTAGCCGTGATACAATAAGTAAAATGTTAACTGGCAAAACTAAACCTCAGACTAACGTTATGTATGCAGTAGCAAAAGCTTTGCAATTAACAAGCGAAGAAGCAGGGCAAATTTTTTTTGCACATATCGTTGCATAAAATGCAACGAAGGGAGGTATCATTATGGAACCTATCGCTGTAACTCTCGACAAAGCCTGCGAGCTGACTGCCATCGGCAAAGCGTCAATGGTGAAGCTTATGCAGGATCCAAAGTTCCCGGTCTTTAAAATCGGCAATAAGTCAGTTATCCCGGTAGCAGGGCTGCGAAACTACATCGAAGCTCTGGCTGCCCGTCATGAGGGGGTGATTTAAATGAAAGCCTTTATAGCCGCTTTTCTGCTGACCACGGCTATCTGCTGGGGCAGCGTAAAGCTGATGGAGCCTGATTACCAGCTGCGCACCGTCAGATACACAGTCAAGGTTGATGATACCATTTGGGGTATCGCCTGCCGCTTTATGGGAGCGCAGGACAAGCACAGCGACGTGCGTGCTCTGATGCTCGCTATCCAAGATAGCAACGGTTTAACAGCCAATGCTTGCGGCGCGCTGCAACCGGGTACCGTCCTCGTCATTCCGCTGGAAACTGCGGCGAAATGAGGACAGATGCTCGTGGCCACCATTATGTTGACTGTATGTTCTGCGGTCAAGAATGGATAGTGTCAAAATTCGCTAAAGAACCATATGCGTGCCCTTATTGCAGGGCTATGTATAAAAACTTTAAATCCACCACAAAAATCAAGAAAGGTAAGGTGCAAAAACATGATTAGAACTAAAACTGCAATTTTTTGTCAGCGTATGAATGCTGATATCCAACATCTGATCCAGCTCCTGCGTCTGCTGGAGGTCTGGAACCAAAGCGAGGATGACTTCGATACGCTCATGCTGGATGCAGGGCAGGATGTCATCGAGCGTGTCGACGCCACCCTGAGAGATATGCAGTCTCTCTCTACCAGAGAGTGGAACGCGTTGTACAATGCGCAGCAGGCTGCGGCAACGGCTAAGACGGAGGCTTTAGCTGAGGAAATTCCGCCTGCTGGTGATGACTCCGATATGCCGGAAGACTTTGCTATCACTGGCTGTAAGGACGGTGAGTAACATGGCTAGCGTATACGAGATTGATGCTAAAATCTCTAGCTGCATTCAGCTGGACGAAGAGCACGTTGTCAGCGTTGATGACGGCGAAATCCTGAACCTTGAGCAGTTTGAAGCTCTGCAGATGGAGCGCGACCAAAAAATTGAAGGCATGTGCTGCTACATCAAAAACAAGATTGCCGATGCCGAAGCGATTTACGCCGAGATTGACACGCTTAGTCAGCGTGCATCGGCGATGAAGAAGGAAGCCGAGCGCTGCAAGGCTTATTTGGCCGGGGCGCTTTACGGCGAGAAGTTTGAGACTCCTCGCTGTAAGATTACGTGGCGCAAGTCCGAAATCTGCAACGTGCTGTCCATGGATGAGCTTCCTGAAGAGTTTAAGCGCACCAAGGTGACTGTCGACGCTGACAAGACAGCAATCAAAAAGGCCCTTAAGGCCGGCGCTGAAGTTCCGGGCGCTGAAGTTATTCAGAAACTGAACATGACATTGAAGTAAAGGAGTGATTTTAATGGGAATCCCTGTACTCGTAATGGGTGCGTCCGGTTCTGGCAAGTCTGCAAGCCTGCGCAACTTTGAACCGGCAGAGGTCGGCGTTTTTAACGTCGCAAGTAAACCGCTTCCGTTTCGTAAGAAGCTGGCAACGGTTAACCACGCTGATTACAGTATTATCCAGAAAACTTTGCTTGCGAATAAATTGCGCTGCTACGTTATTGATGACAGTCAATACTTGATGGCGTTCGGACTGTTTGCACGCGCTAAGGAAGTAGGTTACCAAAAATTTACGGACTGCGCCTTGAGCTTTTACAATATGCTCGCGCTGATCCGTGAGTATACTACCGAGGATACTATTGTTTACCTGCTCCATCATACGGAGCGTGACGACTTTGGTCATATCAAGGCTAAGACATCAGGCAAAATGCTGGATAACCAACTGACACTAGAAGGCTTGTTTTCAATCGTGCTGTTGGCGGAAACTAACGGCAAGGAATACAGCTTTGTCACGCAGAGCGATGGCTTCACCACAGCGAAGTCTCCCATGGAGATGTTCGCATCGAAGATTGATAATGACCTGAAGGCCGTGGATACAGCTATCCGTGAGTATTATGGATTTAACAACGAGGAGGCAAAAAATAATGAAAAAGCTTAACTGGGGAAATGTTGACGCTGCGAGTGAGGGCTACGCAGCGCCGCCTGCCGGCGGTTATGTGCTGGCCATCTGCGCGGTCGAGGACCACGCCGACAAGCAGTACCTGAAAATTTACTGCGACATCGCCGGTGTAGCAGACAAGGCCAACGAGCAATTTATTGGTTATTACGGCCAGCGTAAGGAACGCAGCGGTGACAAAATCCCGCTGTTCAGCTTCATCCGCAGCTATAAAGACTCTGCGCTTGGCTTCTTCAAGTCATTCCTGGTTGCGCTGGAAAAAAGCGGCAACTCTGGCTTTGTGGCAGACCGCTTTAACGGTGATGAGCAGCAGTTCTGTGGCATGGTGGTTGGTGCAGTGCTGGGGCAGGAGGAGTATGTCTGGAACAACAAGCCCCGTGTGCGTCTTAGAGTGGCGCATTTCTGTTCAGTAGAGCGCATCCAGAAGGGTGACTTCGAGATTCCGGAACTTAAAAAGGTAGATCCTGCAGCAGTTCCGGTCGCAGCTCCTGCATCCAGCATGGACAGCTATGGTGCTGCCGTGCCGTTCAGAGATGAAGACATCCCGTTCTAAGTCCGAACTGCACCTGGACGACATTCGCCCCTTTTTGCAAGGCGCAAAGACTAAGCCGGGCGGACATGTTACTGCCGACTGCCCATTATGCGGCAAGGCAGGTCACCTGCACATCGATGAGAAGAACGGCACGCTACTGGTCTATTGCCAGAAGTGCAACGCTCCCGGTGCGGACATCCTGCGAGAGTTCCGCCGTCTGGGAGCAAAGCCTGCCGAACCGGAGCCTGTAGATTATAAGACGGCAAAGCCTGTTGAGGATTACCGCCATATCTACCGCAATCCCGACGGCACCGAAGCTTACTATAAGCGCCGACGGAAGTGGGCAGATGGGCACAAGATTTTTAGCTTTGCCTACGTGAATGCCGAAGGGCGCACGGTGTATAGCAAGCCTGAAGAATGTAACAATCTGTATAACTTGGAATTACTAGCAAAACACGAGCACGACAGATTGTATATCGTAGAGGGCGAGAAGTGCGCCGACGCAATGACGGCTGCCGGCCTGCTGGCGACCACCAGCAATACTGGAGCGCAGAAGGCTATCAAGCTCAGTGCGACGGACAAGGCTCTGCTGGAATCATATCCGGAGCGCATCGTCATTCCCGATAATGACGAGAAGGGCACCGATTATGCTGCAGCCTGGCAAGGCGCGAAGGTCATGGACATCACAAAGCTGTGGCCTGAGTGCCCGCCTAAAGGCGACATCGCGGACTACTTTGCTGCTGGTGGCACAGCCGAAGCTATCGAAGGCTACGAGTGGCCTGTGGTTCTCTCTCTGGATAGAGAATTCTTTGAGGGGTGCGACAGGTTCAGCCTTATAAGTGAGGCGCTCCTAGAGGCAATAGCGGCGGTCACAGAGCCATCCAAACGGCAGCAGACACTATGTATGGCACGGTTCCGTGCAGGTGAACTGTGCTGCAAGAGGGAATTTGAGAGCTGCTGGAAAGCGTACCTGCAGCAGCAAGCCACTAAGGGTATCAGGTCAGATAATCTGACAAAATTCCCGCAGCAGCTCTTTGCTCTCCGGTGCGGTAACTGGTCCACATCCGCTAATGGCGTGTATCGGTCGGTGCAGGTGGGGACGGAGTTTAAAAATGAATACGCGAGTCCTATCCCCATCATGCCGACGGAGCTGCTGGTGAACGTGGAGGATGAAACGGAAAAAATCCGGCTCGCGTATTTTAAAAATGGCACGTGGCAGAGCGTGGTGGTTCCGCGCTCTGTGCTGGCCAACAAAAACAAAATAATCCTACTGGCGGATAATGGCGTTGAAGTCAACAGCGATAACGCCGGCCTGCTGGTGAAATACCTTGCAGAAGTTATCGCTATGAACCCGGACATACTGCCGCGGGTGAAGTCGATTGACCACATGGGCTGGTCCGATGCAGGCTTTGTGCCGTACACGGACGAGGTCAAGCTGGACTGCGAGGATCAGTACAAATCTCTGGTGCAGGCAGTCTCCAGCAAGGGCACTCTGGAAGAATGGGCGGCCTACGTCGCTCCGCTCCGGGAGAATCTGTACATGCGGCTCATCCTGACGGCAAGCTTTGCGAGCGTGCTGGTCGAGCGCGTGTCTGCGCTGCCATTCGTCCTGCATCTGTGGGGCGGCACCGGCAGCGGCAAGACTGTAGCCATGATGGTGGCTGCGTCCGTCTGGGGCAATCCTGGCATGGGTAAGATGGTTAGGACTATGAACATGACCATCAACAGCATGATGAGTACAGCCAGCATCCTGCGTAACCTGCCGTTCTTCGGTGACGAGCTGCAGACAATCAAGTCAAGATTCGAAAACTACGACATGCTAATCATGCGTGTCACCGAAGGTCTTGACCGCGGTCGTATGACGAACGCGGTCTTCCAGCGGCAGAAGTCTTGGCTGAACTCGTTCGTATTTACCGGTGAAGAGCCTTGTACGAAGTCTCAGTCTGGCGGCGGCGTAAAAAACCGCGTCATCGAGATAGAGTGCGACCAGCAGATAATTAAAAACGGCAATGCCGTAGTTAATTTCATCTCGCAGCATTATGGCTGCGCTGGTAAGGTGTTTGTTGACTCGCTTAAGGGAATGAATCTGGCCAATGATTACAATGAGATCATGCGACTAGTGCTGGATGTCACAGACACGACGGAGAAGCAGGCCATGGCGATGGCGCTCATGCTGTTGGCAGACAGCATCGTCAGCGATGTTATTTTTGGCAAGCCTGCCGACATCCTGACTCCGCAGGACATTATCAACTTTGTTAAAAGCAAGGCCGAGGTCGACGTCAGCGAGAGGGCGTTCAACATCATTGTTGACGTCATCGGCGCCAACGCCGACAAATTCGATACGGAGTTTGACCCGCCATCAGGCTACGCTTATTGGGGGCGGCGTAGGCCTGACGGAGTGGTTATGGTCAATAAAACCGTACTGGAACAAGAGCTTGACAAGAATGGTTTTGATTATGCTGCTCTAAAGAAAAAATGGGCCGAAGCAGGGCATCTGATCAAAACCAAACAAGGTAAGTTTTATGGGCTTTATACGCTGAATCGTGTTAGAGCAAATTATGTCGCTCTTTATATCAAAGGTTAGCTAGGTTAGCTAAAGGTTAGCTAAAAAAATGGCTCAACCATGCGCCTTTAAAGGCCTTAGCTAACTTAATAACCTAGCTAACCTAATATATATACTCGTATGCAAGTTCAAATTTCCCCTAAATCTTAAGTTCTAAAGTAATAAAAAATATATAGGATACCCTTTCAAAAAAAGGTTAGCTAGGTTAGCTAAAATCAAAAAATGGCTTAACCATGCGGTTTGCAGGGCTTTGCAAGGTTATCTAAAAGGGTAGCTAGCTAACCTAAAAGGGTAGCTAAACCGAGAAAGGAAGGAATGAACAATGAATCTCAATGATTTCAAAGATGCTTTAGATTATTATATGGATTATTCTGACCACGATACAAATTTAGTCGTACGTGTTCCGTCCGGGATTGAAATGGAGGTAAAAAGAATGGTGATGGAAATTCCTAACGAAGGTCAGATTCAACTGGTGCTGGAGGTAGTTGCAAAATGAAAGCATTAAAGTTTTTAGAGCGTGGACTGCGTATTCTGTGTGCAGCGCTTCTGGTTGCGGTTTCATCCGTGCTGATGGCGGCGAGCACTCTGCTGGCAGACGCAGCATGGCAGCTGGTAAAACTCATCTGTAAGATTCAGGGGGTTGAGTATCATGCTCAGTAAAATCTGCCTTGCTGTCTTGATTCTGCTGATTGCGATTTGGGGCGTAAGCCTGACGATGGTAGTAATTGGCGGTGCTGTGTGGGCACTGCAAAAATTAGGAGGTTTGTAATGTTTATCAAAACAAAAAACGGAGACTATGTGAATTCTAAGCACATCAGTGCGTTAAGAGTAAAATGTCATGGTGGCGATTTCAACGTTGTGGCAGACTGCACCAGCTATTGTGGCGAACCTTGTTTTTACACTAGCATCAAGAAGGAAGATGCACAATGCTATATGGTCTTATTGGTGAACCGCTTGAGCGAGGAAGAAAAAAAAGCTGAAGCTATGCGGTTTCCGAGCGACGCTACCATCAAGCTGCTGAAGTCTATTCAAGAATTCCCTGAGGCAGCGCGTCGTGGTCAATACCGCGCACCGCTCGAGAGAAAGCCGATGGCGAATCAGGGCACCAAGCTGTTTGCAATCCTGACTACGCTTGTCGACGATTTTGCTTTATCTGGTGATACGGATAATCTTTTGAAAATCAACGCGTACATTCGCATGTATCTGCAGCAGGAGGCCATGGATGATGCTAGTAATTGATGTAGTTATTCTGGCAATTGTAGGAACTTTCGCTTGCTTTGTTGGCGACTTCCTTGCGCGCTTGCTGGCGGTAATTGCAGTTATGGCTTTGTCTTTAAAAATAGGCGTAAACCTTATGGACTGGGAGAATGGAGAGGATGATGACAATGAATAAACAGTATCTCAGCTTGACGCTGGAATCTGATACGTTTAGAGGAATGAAGGCCAGTTTTAATGAGATCATGCAGCAGCTGCTGGAGAAGCTCTTTGCCGGCCGTATCGCTGAGGGCTCCATCAGCATGAAGTTGTCCGTCAGCTTGTCTGAGACCTATTCTGAAACAATGGGCAAGGATATCGCTGTACCGTTGTTCAAACACAAGGTCTCTGCTAACTATACGGAGAAGATTGAGAATGCCGGTGCCGTCTCCCTGCCTAACACGTATCTGGAATATGATCCGGAAATCGGTGCTTTCGTTCTGAAGCCTTGCGGCGGCGAGCAGGACATGTTCGCGGAGCAGGAGGCTGAAGATGAAGCAACTGTCGACGTTAAAGCCGTCCCACAGGATTGCCATCGTCCCCTGCAGGTGCGTGATCCGATGTGCAACGACTGCGCTAATCGCGACACCAGTGCCTGCGACCATTGCGATGGCTGCGACAAGTGGGAGCCGACGGCAAAATGATTCCGCTGCGTCCCTACCAGCAGGAGCTGGTGGATAATATCCGCAGGGCAATTGGTCAAGGGAGACACAGCGTGTGTGCGGTGTTGGGCTGCGGTGGTGGAAAGTCTGTTATTCAGGGCAGCATCGCTGCCCGCGCCACGGCACGAGGCAACAGGGTGCTATTCATCGTGCACCGCAAAGAGTTGTGCCAGCAGATTACCAATACCTTCACGGCGTGTGGCGTAGACTTCTCTCTCTGTACCGTAGGTATGGTGCAGACTGTCTGTCGCAGGCTGGCAAAGACTCTGGAGCCGAAGCTGATTCTGGTCGACGAAGCGCACCACATACTCTCACAGAGTTATCTGTCTATCCTGCAGCATTTTCCTGGTGCCGTCGTCTTAGGCTTTACGGCTACCCCGCAGCGCATGAACGAGGGCGGTCTGGGAGCGGTCTTTGAAGAGCTTATCGAGTCAGTGAGCACCGAGTGGCTCATCAAGAACCATTATCTGGCTCCGTACAAATATTACGGAGTTCAGCTGGCGGATGCCAGCAAGCTGCATACCAAGCGCGGCGACTACGACAAGGCCGAGGTTGAAGCTCTTATGAATAAGAGGGCTATTTTTGGCAGTGCCGTCGAGAACTGGCTGCAGCTGGCCAAGGGCAAGCAGACCATCGTGTATTGCTCGTCTATCGCCATCAGCGAGGGCACAGCGGCCGCTTTTAGGGAGCAGGGGATAAATGCTATGCACCTTGACGGCACAACGCCGCAGGCGCAAAGACAGGCCGCCGTAGAGGGGTTCAGACGCGGTGAGGTCACGGTGCTTTGCAACGTCGATTTATTCGGCGAGGGCTTTGACGTGCCTGACTGCGATTGCGTAGTGCTGATGCGGCCTACCAAGTCGCTCACGCTGCACATCCAGCAGTCGATGAGGTCGATGCGTACCAATCCCAACAATCCGGATAAGGTCGCGCTGATCCTGGATCATGTTGGAAATTTCACGCGGCATGGTCTGCCGGATGACGTGCGAGAGTGGTCGCTGGAAAGCAAAGCCAAGAAGAAAAAGCAGGAGCTCAGCGTTAAGCAGTGTCCGAATTGCTTTGCCGTGGTCAAGTCCAGCGTCACCGAGTGCCCTCTCTGTCATTATGTGTGGGAGAAAGAAGAGCGCGAAGGTCCGGAAGTCGTGGAGGACATCATCCTGCAGGAGGTTGCGCGAATGCCGTACAGCAAGCACAGCGAGTGCAAGTCGTGGGCGCAGCTGGAGCTGTTCCGCACTACGCACAGACGTGCTGATGGCAAGGTTTTTAAGTTCGCCTGGTCGCTGCACAAAGCGGTACAGCTTGGGCTGGCAGTACCGGAACGGTACCGCAATGCAGCTATCCGCCTGCTGCGTCAGGATGAATACAGGAGGTTAAAATTTGAATAAAAATAAATCTGAAGGTCAAATTATGAAGGAGATTGAGGTCGCCGTGTCTGCCGCCGGGCACAAGATTTTCCGCGTCAATGTTGGCGAGGGCTATCTGTACCGCACGCAGCCGACGCAGGCGACGCTCGACCTCGAGAACAAGCGTAGCTGCTGGTTCAAGAGCGGACCACCGCAAGGCTATAGTGATTTGTCCGGCGTAGCGTATCCGTCAGGCAAGGCAATCTTTATCGAGTGTAAGACGGCAACAGGCAAGCCGACGCAGCAGCAGTGTGTGTTCCTGCTGGCGATGTTGGCGGCGGGTGCCAATGCCGGGATCGCACGCAGCACCGATGAGGCATTGGCGATTTGCGAAATGACGGACGAGCTGCGCCGAAAGATGGGAGAGTATATCCATGGCTGGTTGGTTAAGCTTAGGCAGCGTGGTAAGTGATCCGTGGCCTGATTGCACCGACAGCGAGTTTTGGGGGCAGTTGCTGCAAAGCGCTGCCTACCATGACCACAAGCTGTATGTTAAGCTCATTGGCCTGCGCTTTGCCGGAGCAGAGCTGCTGCCTAGCGCACGCTTCGGCCTGCGCCTGGTCATGGCTAACAAGGCGACGGTGACTCAGCAGGAGGCGAGGGAGCTGCTTGCTCCCCACTCTGAGCTGCTACTGAATTTATTTTTACACATAGGAGGTGACTGCGTTGGACAGCAAAAAATTAATACATGATACTGTTATGGTGACGCTGGCTGCCTTAAATAACCAGCCTAAGCCGCAGGACTGCTACAAGGCGACAGAGGCACGCTTATGGGCTTATCCGACGCTAAAGGATAATATGATTGAGTACGCTAAGGACATCCACGACCTAGAACGTGAGCGCATCACGGAGAAGTCAAAAGACATTACCTGCTGGGGTGGCGCAGGCTCTCGATTGTCGCCGGAGGAGAAGCAGCAAGGCCGTATTATTGCAGTGCAAGTCAAGCTTGAGCGTGACAAGGCGGAACTGCATAAAATAAATCGTGCTTTGGACAGGCTGGAAGTAAGCGACGGCGAGCCTGCTGTTGATCTTATCCGTCAGGTGTATTTCTTTCGGCGTAATCTCGAAGATGTGGCAACACTGAAAGGTGTATCGCTGTCAACTATCCAGCGTCGCCGCACGCGCCTTGTGCGGCAGCTGGCGTTAATTTTATATGGAGCGGAGGCGTTGATGTAATGACAATTCTTTCACGTGAACGTATCTTACGAACGAAGGTTACTTGCAAGACTAGCCGCTTCTGCCCGCGTCAGCGGCAATGGGCAAATCTTAGAGTGGTACAAAAATCCACGGCTATTGGACCTAGCTTTATTTCTAAATTTATCCGCAAGCACCGCGAAGTTGTATTACTTCGCAGCGCTCGTGGCTGTTGTCAAGTTTTTGCTTATTGCGTAACGGAGGTGACACAAATATTATGATTAGTTTATATCCAGTGATTGCTAAACAGTTAGCGCTGCAGCTTGACAAGGTGTTCCGTCTGAAGCCGATGCATGGCGAGCCGTATCCGGCACAGTATTGCTTGTGGGATCGCGATTTCGTCTGGCGCCGAGATGCGAGCTGGGATTGGAGTAGCGTGACTACCAGCGTGCAGCAGATGCGTATTCTCTGCGCGTTGCTGCGTGGTGATGTGGAGGTGGTAAAGGATGCGTAAAAATTTAATTCCGCAAATAGCAAAGCTGCTCGGCGTGGAGCTGGGCGAAGAATTTAAGGTAAAAGACTATTGCAATTCCAATTCACGGACTTATAAAATTACTACTCAAGGGCTGAAGGTAAAACTTGTCAATCACCCAGAAGCGAAAGAATTTAACGCCTTAGGAATGTTCAACAGCTTGCTGGTTGGCGATACCGAAATCGTCAAACTGCCGTGGAAGCCTGCTTATCGTCAGAAGTATTGGACTTTTGGCTTAAAAGATGGTATTTGGGTAGTTGTACCGAGAGAGTGGGAAGATTATCCTGCTGAATATCTCTTGTTCAAGGCAGGCTGGATATATCGCACAGAAAAAGAAGCCTGCGCCGCTTTGCCTGGAGTGGCGAAAGAAATGGATGTTGAGTTTATGGTTAAGGAGGATTATTATGACCAAATCTAGAGAATTTACATCGTTTATTGATGATGAACTTAATCGCGTAGGAAACTTGTTTGATGAGAAGCATCAGCAGTATTCTACTAGCCTTGATCCGCTGGCGAACTTCCGCACCGGTGCTCTTCTGGAGCATCACGATGGCAGCTACGAGAAGATGTACGAGGTGGCTAAGGGCTACCTGAACAAACACATCGCTTTCATCTATGACCATGGCATCGTCGACAAAACGGAGGAATCATTGCGCGACATGGTGGTCTATGGTCTGATTATGTTGTACATGACTAAAAAGCACAAAGAATGGCTTGCGCAAGTGAAGGGTGAGGCTGATGAGTAGTAAACGTAAAATTAAGCGCCGCAATCCTGCTCCGGTGGCGGGGTTCAAGTACGAGCGCATGTGCCAGACGGTGTCCGAGCAGGCAATCTATCGCGTGCTGGCTGTTGCGATTGACATCCTCTGGAACGACTTTGGCGGCTTGCAGCGCAAAGACCAGCGTCTGAAGTTCTTTGCGGAGACGTTCCGCGAGCGGCTCGAAGTGATTGACCGGGGCTTTACGCCGACGCAGCAGGCAGCTATGGACGAGCTCCAGCGTCAGGCTGGTTACAGCGTAGTGTTTAATGCAAAATAATTTAACGACCGCTCATCAGATGGTGGGCGGCCATTTTTTTGAAAAACAACTTGCAATAATTAGCATTAAGAGTTAACATAACATCAATAACAAGAAAGGTGGAGTCAACTATGAGAATGTATTTAAATTACAATAACATTTATAAAGCAGGCACATACGCAACGTTTCCCAATGAGATTCACGATGAAGTCGATATCATCTTGCCGGAAGGCTGCCGCGAAGTGAAAATGTGTGACGATACCGCCGCCATCGAGTGGCCGGACGGACACATTACGCTGTCCACCGAAATTTTCACGGAACACCGCGGTGATACGGCAGTGCCCTATGTGGTTGACTGCAGCGGTCAATTCCCTAAAAAAATTTACTTGAAAGCAAAAAAATGACTTGAAGCCGTGAAAAAAATGCGGTATAATATAATCACGGAGAAGTGTCGATAAAAGCGGCATTTTGCTTGTTCTTTCTGTATTGCGAAGCGGTGCGTATCTTTCCTGGATGCGCACCGCTTTACTATATTGTTTATTCAGCGTCTGGCTTTTAGCTGGGCGCTTTTTTCATGCCCGGAAACCGTAACCCAAGGGACGGGACATCCCTTGCCAATCTCAAATCCTCAGCGGTATTCCGGGCACCAACCAATCAGGAGGTTGCTATGAAAATAATTGATATGCCTATCAGTGATGTGGTTCCGTACAAAAACAATCCACGCCGCAACGATGCAGCCGTGAAGCCGGTTATGGAATCCCTGAAGAAGTTTGGCTGGAAGCAGCCGATTGTTATTGACAAGGACAATGTTATCGTGTGTGGTCACACGCGCCTGCGTGCTGCTAAACGACTTAAGATGAAGACTGTACCGTGTGTGATGGCGGATGACCTCACGCCGGAACAGATTAAAGCGTTCCGTCTGGCCGACAACAAGACCGCCGAGTTTGCGTCGTGGAACATGGACATGCTCAACAGCGAGCTGCTTGATATCAAAGGTATCGACATGGGCGACTTTGGTTTTGATATGCCTGAGCCTGAGCCGGAAGAGGATGCTTTTGATGTGGATGCAGCGCACGAGGCTGCCAAGCAGAACACCATCACGACTCCTGGTACGCTTTATCAGCTGGGGAATCATCGCTTATTATGTGGCGATTCAACAAATCGTGCTGACGTAGAGCGGTTATTGGGGGGGCAAATGGTTGACATGGTGTTTACTGATCCTCCCTACAATGTCGCTTATCAAGGCGGAACGAAAGACAAACTCACTATTAAAAATGATTCCATGAGTGAGACTGAATTCAAAAACTTTTTAGATGCAGTGTTTGATAATTATTTTGCAGCGATGAAGCCCGGCGCGTCCTTCTACGTATGCTACGCTAGTCGCAGTGCGGTCGAATTCCGGCAGGCTATTGTTGATGCTGGTCTGTTGCTGAAGCAGGACCTTGTCTGGTGCAAGAACACGTTTACGCTGGGAAGGCAGGACTACCAATGGCAGCATGAGCCTATCCTTTACGGCTGGAAGCCTGGCGCGAAGCACCGCTTTTTTGGCGGCCGCAAGCTGTCGACGGTCATTCCCGACAACTATCCGGTGGAGGTTGGCTACGATGCCGATGGGCATCAGCTCATCCACATCAGCATCGGGCTTAAGACCGTCTGTCTGCGTGCCGACAACGTGGAAGCTGTGGACACAGAAGAGGTTAACAGCGTAATCCATGTTGACAAGCCCACGCGTAACGCCGAGCATCCCACCATGAAGCCGATTGCCCTCTGTGCTAAGTGCATCAAGAACAGCTGTCAGCAAGGTGATGCTGTGCTTGATTTGTTTGGCGGCTCTGGCTCCACGCTAATTGCCTGCGAGCAAATCAACCGCCAATGCTACAGCATGGAGCTTGATCCTGTGTACTGCGATGTCATCGTTAAGCGTTGGGAAGCTCTCACCGGCAGGAAGGCCGAGGTAATCGGTGCCGAATCCTGAGAATTTACGCGTACCAAGCTCGAGCGAAGCTCGAAAAAACGGCTCTGCTGGCGGTCGCGCGTCTGGTGAAGCCCGGCGCCGCAAGCGTGCTATGCGTGAGGTCCTTGACGACCTGCTGCAGATGCCGCTCAAGCGTGGCGAGCTAAAGAACGTTGAGTGCTTGGGTGACCTGATGGGGCCGAACGGCAAGATTAACCTGCTGAACGGTAAAATCAATGTAACCGTGGAGCAGGCTGTGTTGCTAGGTCAGGTGGTGCTTGCTATGCAGGGAAACACGAAAGCTGCGACGTTCTTGCGGGATACTGCAGGGCAGAAAATTCTTAAGGATGCCGAAGAACAGTCCCAATACGAGGACGATGGCTTTACCGATGCAATTAAACGCAGTGCAAAGGATGTGTGGAAATAATGGGCATCGTTGGCAGACTGCGCAGTATTATCAAACCTGTTATCAAGTTCTACGAGTTTAGTAAAAAACAAATGCAAATCTTGACGTGGTGGTGCGATGATTCTCCCTACCACGACTACAATGGCATTATAGCTGACGGCTCCATCCGCGCTGGTAAAACAGTAGCGATGGCCGTCTCTTTTGTTATTTGGGCTATGGATACCTACGATGGCCAGAACTTTGCTATGTGCGGTAAAACCGTAGGCAGCTTCAGGCGTAACGTCTGGAAATGGCTCAAGCCTGTATTGCTGGTGCGTGGCTATCAGGTGGAAGAATCACGCACGGAGAACCTTATCGTGATAGCTCGCAAGCAAGGCAGCACGATGAAGCTGAATTACTTCTACGTGTTCGGCGGCCGCGACGAGTCCTCGCAGGACCTTATCCAAGGTATTACTTTGGCTGGTCTGTTTTGCGATGAGGTCGCGCTCATGCCGGAGTCGTTCGTCAACCAGGCGTCTGGCCGCTGCTCTGTGCCGGGAGCTAAGCTCTGGTTTAACTGTAACCCGGACAGCCCGATGCACTGGTTCCTGCTGCGCTGGATCGAGAAGTGCGACGAGAAACGCTTGCTGCATATCCATTTTCTGATGGACGACAATCCGTCGCTATCCGACGAGGTGCGTGAACGCTACCGGACGATGTATTCCGGCGTATTCTACCGCCGCTTTATTTTAGGCGAGTGGGTAATGGCGCAGGGCGCTATCTATCGTGATGCGTGGAGTGATGAGCTGCTCTTTGGTGATGACCAGCTGGAGTATCTGCTTAAAAATCTGCACATCATGAAGCGCTCCATCACGATAGACTATGGCACCGTGAACCCGATGGTGTATCTGGACGTGCTCGATGATGGGCGCGACTTGTGGTTTATCCGCGAGTATTATTGGGACAGCCGCGCAGAGGAAAAGGAGAAGGACAACAGCCAGTACGCCGATGACCTGCTTGAGTTCGTCCGTGGCGTGGAGCTGTGGCCGACAAATGTGGTCATTGACCCCTCTGCTGCATCGTTTAAAATTGAGCTGCGTAACCGTGGGCTGCGTGCGAAGGAGACGGTGGAAACAATCAACGCCGACAATGATGTTATTGAGGGCATCCGCAAGGTGAACACGCTGCTAACCCGTCGCCGCATCCATTTTTATTCTGGCTTGACGCACACGCTGAAGGAGATGCAGTCCTACGTTTGGGACGACAAGGCTCTGCAGCAGTCCGGCAAGGAGAAACCTATTAAAGTAGCTGACCATGCGCCTGATGCGGTGCGCTACTATGTATCAACAGTCATCAGGCCTAGGAGGATAGCAGAAAATGGTTAAACGTAAACGCAGGCGTGCTCTGGACAACGCTCCGGCGCCACAGCCAATACGCAGCAGGGCGCTCGATGCCTTTAGCAACGTGCTGGCTCGTTTGGGCGCAGGCACTCCGAACCTGCTGGAAGGTACGGAGTATAGTTTGCAGCGCATGTCGCGTGATTTTAACACTCTAAATGCTCTCTACCGTGAGAGCTGGATTGTCCGTCGCATCATCGACGTTATCCCGGCGGACATGCTCAAAAACTGGATAACGATTACCAGCGGTCTTGAGCCCGATGTTGAGAAGCGAATTAGTCTTACTCTGCGCCGCACGCAGCTCATCGACAAGCTTAAGCGTGGCATGCAGTGGGGCAGGCTCTATGGTGGCGCTTTAGGCGTGATGCTGGTCAAGCATCAAGGCTACGACCTTAGTCAGCCGCTGCAGCTTGACTGGATAATGCCCGGCGACTTCGAAGGCCTGCTTATCTTCGACCGCTGGAATGGCATCAATCCTTCCAGCGAGCTCATCGAGGACGTTGGCGATCCTGACTACGGATACCCGAAGTATTACACTGTGACTGATCCTGTCGGTGGTGACTCCGTGAAGATTCATTACAGCAGGGTAGTGCGCTTTACTGGCAACACGCTTCCGTTCTGGGAGGAAATCGCAGAGATGCAATGGGGCGCGTCTGTTGTCGAGTCTATTTTTGATGAGCTGCGCAAACGTGACAACGTGAGCTGGAACATTGCACAGCTCACGTTTATGGCGAATATCCGCGTGCTTAAAATGCAGGACTTAGGTCAGCTTCTGGCGGCAACGGACAACGAGTCGCAGGCAGAGCTGCTGCGCACGCTGGAAGCGCAAAATATGCTGCTGAACAATATGGGCATGCAGGTTATGGATGCTGCAGATGGGCTGGAAACGCATCAGTACACGTTCGGCGGCCTTGCTGATTGCTATCAGCAGTTCATCATGGATATCAGCGGCGCTGCTGAAATTCCGGTGACACGTCTGTTCGGGCGTTCTCCTTCCGGTCTTAACGCTACGGGCGAGAGTGACCTGCAGAACTACTACGACATGATAGCCGAGAAGCAAGAGTCTTATCTGCGTCCTATCCTGAACAAAGTGCTCCCACCGTTCATCATCTCGACGCTAGGCAGCTTACCTGACGACTTTGATTTTGAGTTTGATCCGGTTGCAGAACCTAGCGATAAAGAACGCGCTGACCTTGCCAAGTGCGGCACTGACAACGTCGTGGCTGCCTACAATGCCGGTCTTATCTCTCAGCGCACCGCCCTGAAGGAGCTGAAGCAGCAGAGCGAGCGCACCGGCGTCTGGACCAACATCACCGATGAGGACATCGAGCGTGCGTCCGATACTGTGGAGCAGCCTGGCGAGATGGGTGGCATGTTTGGCGACATGGGTGAAGAGGTCGCTGCTTCTGCTGGCAGTGAAGAATCGCCGCAGCAGGCACGTGCTCCCGTCAGGCAAGGAGTAGGGGACAATAAAACCGATGTCAATGGTGCAGAGCACGATGCTAGAGGTCGGTTTACTGGCAATGGCAAATCATATGACTTGCAAGAAAGCAAAAATAATGGTACAATCAGCACAAAAGAAACAACAGCTCCGGAATGGTTTGTTGAACAGAATAGACCATTATTGATGAATGCGGAAATTAAGCAGTTGGGACGTGTGTGTTGGATAAGGAAACATGTTTTTGACCGTATGTGGGAGCGTGGAATTAATGCGGAAGAAATAAAGGACACCATCAAAAATGGGGAGAAGGCTGTTGATAATCAATACGGCGGTTACATTTACTCTTTAAACGAGATAAAAGTTTGTGTTACTAAGAGTGGAGGCTTAAAAACGGTTATCAATAAGTCTATACAAAGTTTTAAAACTTCTCTCGGAGCAATATTGTTGGAGGCTAAAAATGCTAAAAAAACTAATTGAATTCTTTGAAAGAGAAACAGGCGTGACTATTCAAGAAGCGTATAATTTATCGCCAGAAGAACAAGAAGCAATTTTTGACAAAATGGTAGCAATTGAACTTGAAGAACTAGGGGATGTAAATGATGAGAACGCTCCCATAAGTGAGCGTTGTGCTTTAGCTTGTAAATGGCAAGACATCATGAATGGTTCAAAAATTTAATTCCTTAAGCGTAGTTAGAATTTTTCTAGCTGCGCTTTTTTGTTACGCAAAAATAACTTGCAATAATTTGTTTTGAGAGTTAACATGAACACACTAAAATTTACGGAGGTTAGTATCATGGATAAAACTAAACTTAATCTTGAACGCTTGCGTGCTTATGATGCCGAGTGGGACGAGAATAAGCATCCGCGTGCTGATAATGGTCAGTTTACTTCTGGCGGCAGTGCTGGCAGTAGCTCTGGTGGTAGCTCTAGCGCAAGTAGCACGAAAAAATATAATCAAAAAGATTTATTGAAACTTGCCAATAATCATTTGAACTATCATTTAGGTTATAATGAAACTGATGCAACCGCTGACAAGGTTGAAATTGTAAGTGAACCAGATGAGCACGGCAATGTTGATGCTAAAGTCTCTTATGATGTAACTGTACGCATCCCTTATCAAGAGACTGATTGGGATGGGTACACTCACACTACCTATGAAGAAGATTCCGAGTATCGTACTGACATTATTCCTCTGAATATCAGTGATCTTAAGCCCGAAGAATCAGAAGCACCTAAATCTCCACTGCGTCAGGCAGCAGCTATTGTGCAGGGCACGTCTAACACTGGTTTTAATTTCTCGCCACGTAAAAAACAGCTTACTATGAATATACTTCAACGTGACATAGACAACTTTGGTTCCTCGTCTCCGATAGGTAAGGTCAATACGTCGTTGCTGAATGACCTTAAAAATGGTAAGTCATTCACTGAGGCTATTAATAATGCTAAAGCTAAGTATAAAGGTAAAGGCGACGAATATGATTCCCAACTGTATGATTTTTACGTAACTTCAAAAGGGCCACAAGGCAACGAGAACTTTGTCAAGGAATATGGTAGTAAAGGTTCCGATTATCGCTCACAGAAGAAAGCGCTAGAGCGTGAAGCTGAAGCGTGGTTAGAAAGTTAAACCATGAAAAAATTTAAAATACCGCGAGTCATTGAGCGTTCTTATGCCAGCGCCATTGACCGCCTGATGCAAGGACTGAAGCGTGAGTTATCTCACGTTGCCAGTCCTTTTTTTATTGCTGACATAATGCGTCGGCTGGCACGTTCTCCGACTTTTATTCGTGCCTGCGACCAAATCGCGCGCTCGATGGCCACGCATCTGTTCCGCGATGGGCATAAGACGTGGCGTGCCGCAGCAGCCGAGGGCAGCAAGGGGCGAATTATCCGCACCGCTCTACAGCGCGAGCTTGCCTCGCCACGCGTCGCGAATGTGTACAAGGGTATAATTAGTCGCAACGCTGAATTAATGCGCTCTATGCCGCTCACGCTGGCTGACAGGGTGGCTCACAAGGTTGCTAAAGGTTACGAGCAGGGCTTGCGACCGGAAGCGCTGTTAGACGATATCCTCAAAGAGTACCCGCATATGACCGAAGCTCACGCAAGGCTTATTGCTCGTACTGAGACATCTAAAGCCAGCACTGCGCTGACACAGGTGCGTGCTGCTGAAGCAGGGCTTGAGTGGTACGTCTGGCGGACGAGCGAGGACGCGCGCGTGCGTTCTGCTCATTCTCGCATGGATGGCGTGCTCATCCCGTGGAGCGAGGCTCCGGCGCCAGAACTGCTTAACCACGAGAAGTCGCAAGGGTATTACCATGCAGGAAACATTTACAATTGCCGTTGCTATCCTGAACCGCTTATCAGGTTTGACCAGGTGGCATGGCCAGCAAAGGTGTACCGCAACGGCAAAATCGAGCGCATGGGCCTAAAACAATTTAAACGATTATTACCCGGAGGTGAGCTATGAGCAAGGCATATTTTGGCTCACGCATCTCCGACCACATCCTCAAAACGCCGGAGGGCTTTTTGATTTGTAAAGATGTACCGATTGCACGCACAGGCACGCAGCAGTATCGAGGCTGCGAGTTCGGCGCTCCGGTCGCTGACGGCATCTATAATGTCCAGCGTCCCGAAGCCGAAGTCTTTAACCGTGCTGCTGTGGCAAGCTTCGAGGGCAAGCCTGTATGCGATGAGCATCCGGAAGAAGATGTAACCCCTGATAATTACGGGCGGTACATGAAAGGCGTGTGTCGTGATGTGCGTCGAGGCGATGGCGACTTGAGTAATTGCCTGGTCGCCGATTTAGTTATTTACGATGCTGACCTCATCAACAAAATTGAGGCCGGCAAACGCGAGATATCTTGCGGGTATGATTGCTTGTGGAACCCGACGAGCGACTCCAGCTATGACCAGCTGGAAATCCGCGGTAACCACGTAGCAGTTGTTGATAAAGGCAGAGCGGGGCATAAGGTTGCTATCCGTGATGCTGCCAATGATAAAAAAGGAGGTAAAAAAATGTCTGAATCTTTGATTGGACGTATCCTGCGAGCGCTGGCTCGCGACGAATCTACTACACCGGAGGATATGGAAGCCGCCGCAAAATTGGCAGGCGGCGCTGACGCAGAACCGCGCCCACAGCCTGCGCCTACCCCAGCAGCTCCTGCAACACCTGCAACACCTGCGCCTGCTGCTGTGCCGCAGCCTGACAATAAGCCTGCTGCTATGGATGAAGCTACCGAGGCACGCTTTAAGAAAATTGAGGACGCACTGGAAGCAATCAGCTCTAAGCTGAATCCTGCAGATCCTGCTGCCGAACCTAAAAAGGACGCGCTGGATGCGTTGGAGGAAGAGCTGCAAAGCAAGGAGCCTGCTGCTGAACCAGCGCCTGCCGGTGATGAGGACGATGTAATCGAGCCGCCGGAGGAAATCAATGCTAAGGATGCGGAGCCGGAAGAAGAGCCTGTCGTCCCTGCATCTAAGGCTGCTCGTGATGCTGCTATGGTGCTGCTGAAGAACCTTAAGCCTGCTGTTGCTAATATTAAAAACGAAGCACAGCGTAAGCGTGCAGCCGACTCTTTGGCTGTGCTGATTAAAGGCTCTATGCAGCAGGATGCTCAATATGGCGAGCTGATGCAGATGCGTCGCCGTGCTGCTGCGCAAGACAGCAAGCCTGATGATTACGCTCTGGGACGTGAGATTGCAAAAAAATACAATCCTCACTATAAAAATCGCTAAGGAGGCAAAAATATGAGTGGTAAAGCAATTGGTATCTCTATGAATTTTGGCTATCCCGGTAACTACGCCCGCACTCCGGACGATATCGTGGCTAGCCGTCTGTTAAACGAAGAAAGCAAAGCTATTCCGTTTGGTGCTGCTGTATGCATTAAAGATGACAACACTTATGAAGCTGTTGGTGCCGCAACTACCGCTGCTGATGTGGCTGGTATTGCACTGCGTGTTGTTAAGCAGGCCGTGTCTTATGCAGAGCAAAATAAAACCGAGTATCAGCCCGGTCAGTATATGTCTGTACTGGAGCGTGGTGCTGCTACTGTTGTATGTAATGTTGGCACTCCGAAAGCCAACGGCACAGTTTACGTGCGCGTTAAGGAAAATACTTCTATCGCTAATGGCGTAATTGGTGGGTTTGAAGCTGCTGCTGACAGCACTAACACCATCGAGATTCCTAATATGCGCTGGACTAGCGGCGCAATGGATGCAAATCGTGTCTGCGAGGTTACTCTGCTGACTCGTGCTTCTGCGTAATTTGAAGGAGGTATAAACAATATGGCAACTGGAAAATTTGGCTTTTATAGCCCGGACGCTGGTATGCGTAATCTGGGTAATTTTGCCATGCAGAATGGTGGTCGTAAAAGATTCCGCGGCTCTGCATGGGATGCTGCTGCCAGCTCTGGCATGGCGTATATTACAGGCGAACTTGAAAAGGTTGATCCTAAGCTGCGCGAGCCGCTGACCAGTGTAACCTGGCAGCGTGATATTGTCGCCAAGACTGGCGGCGGCTGGGTAGAGTTTACTTCTACTTTTGATATTGATTACGCTACTTCCGGTGCAAACGCTAACAGCATCACTGCTCCCGGTGCTACTACAATCCCTGTAATGCAGGTCAACACCAGCAAGAACATGTTCAAGGTTTCCACCTGGATGCACGCTATGCAGGTACCGTTTATTGACCAGGCGAAGATGAAGCAGATTGGCCGTAATCTGGAAGATTTGCTGGATAAGGGCGTTAAACTCAACTACAACAAAACTCTTGACCTCAATGTCTACAACGGCTTCAAGGAGGCAGGTACTACTGGCTTGCTGAATGATCCTAATGTTGTTACCTACATTGTTGGTAATGGCAATGCTGGCACTGCTACGTGGAATACTAAAACCGCAGATGAGATCCTGCATGACATCAACAATGCGCTGGTTGATGCATGGGCTGCATCTGAATACGACATGAAGGGCATGCCGAATCATATCCTGATTCCGCCTAAGCAGTATGCGTACATCACCATGCAGAAGGTTTCCGAAGCCGGCAACATCTCCATCATGGAGTATTTGCTGCGGAACAATATTGCTAAAGAGCAGGGCGGCGATATTTCTATTGAGCCTTGTCGTTGGTGCATCAAGGCTGGCACCGGTCAAAAAGACCTCATGATGGTTTACGTCAATGATGAAGATATGGTCAATTTTGATTTGACTGTGCCTATCACTCGCGCATATACTCAGCCGTCTGTTGAGCGTGCCGCTATCCTGACCTTGTTTGCAGCGCAAATCGGCCAGGTTAAATTTATGTATTACCAACCTGTCGCATACCACATCGGTATCTGATTAGGCAATATTCTAGCCAGGCGTTTATCGTCTGGCTTTTTTATTTGAGGAGGACAATCAATGGTTATTTTAACTAAAAAACGCTTTGGCTTTGTGAAGCAGGACGGTACTGAACGCATTGATGCGGAACGCTTTCTGACTAAGGGCGGCATGGAAATTGAGGATGCTCCCGATTGGATTGCAACTGATCCGCTGTATGCGCTGGCTGTTGAATCTGGCGACCTTGTACCTGTTAATGGCAAAACTCCGAAGGCTGAAGCAGAAGCTGTTGCCAAAGCCAAAGCTAAAAAAGCCGACAACGTAGAGGGTGAAAGCGACAAATAAGGAGGTGCATCATGTACCATCCGCTGATTGCTCAAGCGAGCAATATCAAAACGCAGGAGAATCCTGTTTATTCTAAAGAGGATTTTTTGGAGTTTTATCCGCAGTTTACTGACAAGCTGCCGGACGTCGTGCTGGAAAGTTTTTTGCAACTAGGGCAGGACTGCGTGTCTAAGCAGCGCTATGGAAAAATGTGGCAGCACTGCATCGGTCTGTTTGTGGCTCATATGTGTACGCTGTACATGCAGTCTGCTGCTGATGCAGAATCACCTGCAGCAGATGTCCTTGCCGCAGCTCAGGCAGCTGGCGTTGTTACGAGCGAGTCTGCTGATGGCGTGTCTTATTCCATGGATACGTCAGCTCTTTCGCAGGACCTCTCCGGGTGGGCTGCGTTCCGTCTTACTGCATACGGCGTTCAGTTTGCCTCTCTGGCGCGTTTTGCGGGCAAGGGAGGCATGTATGTATGGTAAGTATAAATACATCGCATAGAACCGCAAGCGGTGGCCTACAGGGGCTTATGGACAGAGTGCAAGCTTTGAACCGTGTTAATAAACTCTACATCGGCATCCCGCAGGAGAAAACTTCTCGCGGCGATGAGCCTATCAATAATGCGAGCCTGTTGTACATCCATACTCATGGCATTCGGCGTAAGTCCATGCGTGAGGAAATGCAGGGCTATATGAACCGTGGTATGAAGTACAGTCTTGCTTATCAGCTCTACGTCCAAACACACGGCTCGCCGCTCTGGCACGCTCCACCGCGTCCTGTAATTGAACCGGCCATCGCCAAGCACCACCGTGAGATTGCAGAAGAATACGCTAAGGCTGTAAAGGCTGCTATGACTGGCGATGGAGCGAGGGCTGATGCTGTTATCAAACGCACGGGCCTGCTGGCGCAGAATATCTGCCGCAAATGGTTTACGGATGCCGAGAATGGCTGGCCGCCTAACTCCCCGAAAACCATAGATAAAAAGACTAAAGGCAAGGGCGGCAAGACCAATCCGCTTATTGATACCGGTGCCTTGCGTAAGGCTATTGTTTATGTGGTAAGGAGTGATTGACGTGGTTAATGTTGGCAGAGTGGTGCGCAGCAAGCGTTTAGGCTGCCAGCGCATTACTGTCAAACGCTACGCTGCGAGCTGGCACGATGGAGCTTATGGTCGAGATGAAGACAAGCCTATTGTGCTGCAGGTGGCGGCGATTGTTACGGTTGCTCAGCCTAAAGATTTGCAGTTATTGCCTGAAGGCGACCGCGTCACCGGGGCAATGAAATTTTTGACGAACGTGGAGCTGCACGCGACCAATGGCGAAGCTATCAGCGATGAGCTGGAATGGCGCGGAGCACGCTACAAAATCCTCACTGTTACGCCTGATATTGATTATGGCTTTTATCGCTCTATCGGGACACGATTGGACGGTGATGGCGTTGGTTAAGAACATAGCTGAGTTTGAGTCCCTTGTGTGGGCAGAGCTTATGGACATCCTTGGGCATGATGCTAAGACAATACCGCCGCCTGTACGCCGCTCCTGGCCAACGGACGGAGGTCCTGACTGGAAAATAACGGATGATGTCATCTTCATGCAGGTCACTGAGTCAGCGGAGGACATCATGCAGCCAGTCGACACGTTCATCGAAGATTATTCTCAAAGCATAATCTGCCCGACTCCTGCCGAGTTTCAGTTCGCTGGCAGGTTGCCAGTTTTTTATGTGCCGCCGCCACCGCCGTTCATTAGATCAGAAATCTATGCAGGCTTGCCACCAGAGCAGATGGACGAAGATACGGGACGTTTACTGAAACTGATCACGGCTACCACGAGAGTGTTCCAGGTAAACCTGAATGCTTATGGACCAAGTTGTTATGAGTCGCTGATGAAGCTGCGCTTTGAGATATTACGAGGCCGGTTTAATCTGCGAACCAACAAAATTTATATTGTCCCTGGCAAGGACAACATACAGTATGCTCCGGAGTTATTTCAGGGGCGCTGGTGGAAACGTGCCGACTTAACTTTATACTTTAACGTTTTAATGATTCTCGACAGCAACGTTGAGGTCATCGAGAACGTCGATGTTAGCATTAAGGCTAACAAACCCGGTGAGAGCACTGTTATCGTTGAGCCGGGCGACATTATTATCAAGAAAGGATGATTTAGTTGACTTATAAATTGGATTTATCTCCTATCGTCGATACGGTCATCAATTTGTCCGCTAAAGCTGCTGCTCGCAAGGGATTTAACCTTGGCCTAATCATTGGCAAGTCTGAGGTTATTCCTGTTAATGAGCGCATACGCATTTATACCAGCGCATCTCAAATGCTGGCTGATGGCTTTAGTAACGATTCTGCTGAATATAAAGCGGCTTTAATTTATTTTTCAGCTACGACCAGTCCGCGCAAGCTGGCCATAGGCGTAAAAGCAGCAGAAGATACGAATCTGACTGCTACGCTGGAGGCTTGCCGCGCTGCTAACTCCCAGTGGTATCCGTTTAGCTATCTGGGTGCTGAGAACGTTGACATTAAAGACTGCGCTGCTTGGTGCGAGGCCGCCGTACCTGACAGTGTGTATATGTATACTACTGCTGATAAAAGCGTACTGGATGCGTCTGGTGATGCCAAAAGCATTTTTAAAGCTTTGTATGATAAAAAATACCGTCGCAGTTTTGGTCAGTATTGCGGCAATACCGATACGCCTGATGCTGTTACTGCAACAATGGGCTATGCTATGGGCGCTAATCGTGGACTTGCAAACAGTTCATTTACGTTGGCATACAAAACTCTGCCAGGCGTAAAAACAGATGATTTGTCTGAATCTCAGGTTACTCACGTCTGCGGAAACTCTGAATCTACAGGACACAATGGCAATGTTTACGTTACGCGCGGTGAAGAATACGATATTTTGCAGCAGGGTTGTATGGCTGACGGCACAAGCTTTGATGAGGTGCTTTACCTTGATATGCTCAAAAACGACATTACTCTTAATGTCATGGACCTGCTGTATCAACGCAGTAAAATCCCGCTGACTGAAGCTGGCGTAACAAGCATCATCAATGTTATCAATGTGGCTTGTCAAAAGTATGTGAAGCTGGGCTTTATCGCTCCTGGAAAATGGAACGGCGCCGAATGTCTCGACCTGCAGACAGGCGATTATCTGCCTGACGGCTATCTTGTGCAGAGCGAACCAGTTGACGAGCAGTCACAAGCTGACCGTGATAAGCGCAAAGCTCCGCCGATTTATGTCTGCGTGAAGCTGGCAGGCGCTATCGAATTTGTAACCATCCAGGTTAATGTTAATCGTTAAGGAGGAAGGACGCTTATGGAAGTAACCACTTATAGCTTTACCGATTTGGCTGGCTCTATCAGCCATCCGACGTTTGGAGCTTATCTTTTTGATGGTACAGGTATCGGCTCCGTGACGATATCTAAAGCCACAGACCGCACTGCTCATGACGTTGCCGCTGACGGTTCTGTCATGGTGTCCAAGATTGCTGGCAACAACGGCACATTGACTATTGAATGCCAGCAAACGTCCGCCATCCATAAATGGCTGCTGGCTTGGTTTAACGTGCTTTGGCAGTTACCTACTAGCGAATGGGCAAGCACCAGCATAACGCTGCGTAACAGCGCGACCGGTACGCGTCATATCATCTCTGGTGTATCTCCACAGAAGGAGCCGGATACTCCGTACCAGAGCCAAGGGCAGCGCGTGACCTGGAATTTGATGTGTGCAGAGATTACTAATCTGCCGATTTGATGGAGGACTGAAGCATGCTTAAACAAAAAACACAAGTTGTGGATGTGGCTGGCAAATCCTATCAGCTCACCAAGATGGACGCTCGCACAGGCAGCTATGTTGCTTTTAAGGTTGCGGGCGTGCTGGCTCCCTCGGGCGGCAAAACAGCCGAGATGGCTGCTGCTCTCATGGGTATGCCACGTAAGGATTTTGACGAGCTACAATCTTTGCTGCTGCGCACAGTTAATCGTTTGATTGATGACGGTAATGGTCAGCAGCTCCCCGAACCTGTTCTGACGGCTAAGGGAGATTTTGTTGACGATGCTTTGGCGTATGATGCTGCCAGCGTTATTCAGCTGACTGTCCATGCGCTTATTTTTAATGTCGGTGGTTTTTTCGCCGCAGCCGGGTTGACGCTCCCGGCAGAATTAACGGGACAACCTATGAGCCGATGAGTTATCCGACGCTTGATGCTTTCGCCTTTGCTCCTGTTGCTGCAGGGCTTTGGCGGCAGCACGAGCTGAGTGATGGCACGTATGATTTTGACGATTTGCTGGACGCTCACGAACTGTTGGCGGTCAAGGCAGAAAACGCACGGCGAATGCAGGACGCCATGAGAAAGGAGTAAATGCTGATGAGCAACATCTTAGAAGAATACCTTGTGCGCATTGGTGCGGAAGTCGACAAGGATGCCTTTGCCGGTGCAGCGCAGGCTATCAGTAATTTATCAGGTATGCTCGGCAAGCTGGGCGCTATCCTTAAATATGGCGGCATCGTTGTAGGTCTTGCTAAGGTTACGGAGTCGGTCATTGATAACATCAAGGCTGTAGCCAGCGCTGATTTAGAATACCAGAAGCTGGCGCAGTCAATGTGGGTGACAAAAGACACGGCTAAAACCTTGAGCGTGGTCCTGAAAACCATGGGCGCGTCGCAGGAGGACGTGGCATGGGTGCCGGAGCTGCGTGAGCAGTTTTTCCGCTTGCGTCAGGAGATGGCAGAGCTGTCTACTCCTGCAGATGCCGACGGACAGTTAGCCTGGATCCGTGAGATTGGCTACGATGTGCAAAGTATGCAGCTTAAGCTCAAAATGTTCAAGGAGTGGGTGGTCTACTACCTTATCAAAGAGCTGCAGCCCTACATCAAAGAGTTTCAGGAATTTATCCGCTGGCTGAATGATAAATTCGGCAAAAACTTGCCTGCGTTGGCACGTAAAGTCGCCAGTGTGCTGGCGAGTGTTGTGCGTGTAGCCATGTCGCTGGTCAAGGCTCTCAAATGGCTATTTGAAGGAACTTATAATTTTATTGACGCGCTGCCAAGTAAAACAAAGGCTTTAGTAGCTGTATTTGCTGTTGTCGGTGCTGCTATCATGGCAGGGCCGTTTGGCTTGATGATGATGGCCATCGGCGCTGCACTCCTCATGCTGGAGGACTTCTTTGGCTACCTCGAAGGGCGCGAGAGCAGCAATACCTTAAAGCCGCTCTGGAAATGGCTCACGGACGAGAATAATCCGCTGCGTCGTCTTATTGAAAAGCTTGAGGAAGGCATTGCTTTTATCCTTGCCAAGCTTACGGAGCTGTTTGAGAAAGTCTTTACCGAAGAACGTCAGGAGAAGCTCAAAAAGGCTGTAGCTAATATTGCTAAGGGTGTCGCTGAAATTGTCGAAGGTCTGGCGACGATTGTTGAGAGTATTTTCGGCAAGAAGTATCCTGTAGTGAAGAAATTCTGGGACTTCTTCCTGCTGGCTGTTGGCAAGGTCGTAGACAAAGTACTCACGCTGACAAATAGCATGGGACGCCTTATGCAGGCGTTAGGTAAAGCTATGCAGGGAGATTTTGAGGGTGCAAAGAAGGCGTTGCAGTTAGGTGCTGCAGCCGAAGGTGCAGACAGCGAACGTGCAATGTATATCCGTGACAAGCTGATGTCATTAGGCTGGTCCAAGGCTGCTGCGTCCGGCATTGTAGGCAACCTGGTACAAGAGTCCGGCTTGCGCACAGATGCTGTCGGTGACGATGGAACGTCTGGCGGAATAGCTCAATGGCATAAAGAACGTTGGGATGCGCTCAAACGCTATGCTGCTGCTCGTGGCAAGGAATGGACCGACCTTGATACGCAAATTGCCTATCTTGACCACGAACTGCGCACGAACGAGAGTGAAGCAGGCGACAAATTGCGTAATGTGCAGGACGCTGCTGAAGGCGCTAGTGTATTTATGCGTGAGTTTGAGCGTCCAGATATTTTTTCCGCGAACGAGGACGGCCGCGTTGCAAACGCTATGGTTATCTACGATAAGGATAAGGATCCCGCCGAGGACTCTACTCATGGTGGCGGTGGAGGCGATTATGACGGCCTTGTTGCTCCTACGAGCTATGCTGCAGGTTTTGCTGCTGGTGGTACTGCCGGCCTTATGCCAATGAGCAATAACACGGCGACCTATAACGGCGGAGTTGTAAACGTTGGCGGCATCGTGGTTAATTGTGGGAACGTAAGCGATCCGCAGGGTGTGGCTAAGGCTGTGGAAGGATCAATGGAAGATTTTGCCCAGCGTCTGGCAGCGCATAACGGAGGGACGGTGTTTGTATGAGCTTAATGGGTACAATGAACACTTTAAATGGCATCTGGGGCGCTGCAAATCTTGTTGCTAAGCTTACGGGAGACAAGTCGTTCCACCAGAATGATGGCTACAGTCCATCAGTTTGGGGAAGCGGCTTAGGCTTCCAGCAGCTCTTAATGGTCAAAACAAATTTAGGCGGCTATTTTTTTGATGCGGTCTTTAGTGTGGACACAGAGCATAGCTTGACTATCACTCAGCATCCCGTTCAGACGGGAGCGAACATCAGCGACCATGCTTTTGTGAATCCTATCCGTATGACGATGCAGGTGGGCGTATCTGATGCCATGGCTTATCGTGTTGGTGCTAATTATGGTGGTGATGGCGGCACAAAATCTGTACAGGCCTATCGCTTGCTCTGCAAACTGCAGGAATTGCGTATACCCATGCAGGTTGTTACGCGTCTGAACACGTACCAGAATATGCTTATTGAGAGCATTGATGTGAGCGATGATGTGTCGACGCTATGCGCGCTCAAAGCTACTGTGAATCTTGTGCAGGTGTTGGTGGTAAATGTTGGAACCGAAAAGGTTTCGGCGCGTCAGTGGACTACAGGCGCACAGCGCAAGGCGCAGGAAGTGCAGCCTAAAGGTGATAACAGTACAGCTTTACGTAAGCTTGAAAAGGGCACAGACATGGAGGTGAAGTGGGGATGAGCTATTATGAAATACCCTTGACCACCACTCCTTTTGACCAGAAAACATTTAAGCTGACGCTGGATGGTGAACGCAACATCAACATCCTGTTGAAGCTGCGCTACTATGATTTGTACGAGCTGTGGGTAGCTGATGTCTGCGACAATAGCACAGGCGAAGAGTTGATTACCGGCATGCCGCTAGTGCCTGGCATTGATTTGCTAGGGCAGTACTCTTACCTGAATATTGGCAGCGCTCAAATCGTGGCTGTTGGCCCTACCACGCAGGAGCAGCCTGATAATGAGACACTAGGCTCAGCCTGGGTGCTTTTGTGGGGTGATGGCTCATGAGTAGTTATCTGTGGATGCGTAAGTGGAAAATCCTCGTAGTTGATGCTCAGGACAATGAAGCACTGAACGTGTCTGACCTGCATGTGAAGTTTACGGTCAAAAAATCGCGGGAAATAAACAATTACTCGACTGTGGAGATTTACAATCTTACTGCTGCAACAGAGCAAAAAATCCTTAAAGAGGGCGACCGCATCATCATTGAGGCTGGCTACGAAGGTTATTTGAATGCTGCTGTCGACGGCTCCGTGCAGGAAGCAAAGGATGCTGAAGGTAATACCCAAGAGAAACAGTACGGAGTTATCTTTGACGGTAAAATTATTTATCCATCCCGGCGCAAGGAGAATAATACAGACTACGTGCTGTCGCTCTTATGCGTAGACGGAGCTAATGTCCTTGGGAAAAATTTTATTGCCAAAACCTTAAACAAGGGCGTAAACCAACGTCAGATTTTGGATGCGGTCTGCGAAAAGTCAAAAACCAAAATACCTACGAATAGTATCACGCAGGGCCTGTCCGGGCAAAAGCTGCCGCGTGGCAAGGTTATTTTTGGCGAGCCTAAAGATTATATCTCCGATATTGCCCGCGGCAATGGTGCGAGCTACTGGGTGAATGACGGCAAGCTGAACATGATTAAGCTTGCTGACGCTGCCAAGGATGAAGCCATCGTGCAAACGCCTACTACTGGTCTTGTTGGTATGCCGACGCAGACGCAGTATGGCGCAAATTTTAAGCTGCTGCTGAATCCCGCTGTGCATATGTGGTCGCTTGTCCAGCTTAAAAATAGTGAGATTGCGGAAGCACAGGTTACTCCAGGTCAGGCGCAGATGCCGCTTGACGATGAATGGATATATCAGGTAATCGAGCTGACGCATACTGGTGATACGATGGGTAATGATTGGTATACATCATGTACGGCTGTATCGCGCTATGGTAAGGGCGTTCTGCCGGCCCTCATGGCCAATAATTCGCAGAATCCGAACGGAGTGTGATTTTATGATTGATTTGAATTTGCGCACGCCGAATGAGGAACGTCAGGGTGAACTTGACGCTCGTGCCGCTGCTATTAAGACGCGCGTGTGCGTGCCAGGTATCATCCAGGGCTTTGATGCTGCCGCTCAGACTGTTACTGTGCAGCCAGCGTTGCGGGAAAAAATGCTTGCAGATGGTGATGAGACGTGGGTAGATATACCGCTCTTGGTTGATGTGCCTATCGTCGTACCACGTGCAGGAGGTTATGCACTGACGCTGCCTATACAGGCAGGAGACGAGTGTCTTGTGGTCTTTGGCGATATGTGCATGGATGGCTGGTGGCAGAGCGGCGGCGTGCAGAATCAGGCCGAGTGTCGCAGGCATGACCTGTCTGATGGCTTTGCTATTATCGGCGTGTGGTCGCAGCCTAGAGTAATCCCTGGCTATAGCACAGGCTCTGCTCAGTTGCGCAATGATGCAGGCAGTGCTTACGTAGAGCTTGCCGGAGACACGATTAACATCGTAGGCGGTACGGTAAACATTAAAGCGGGGCGGGTGAACATCAATGAGTAGTGCAACGCGTTTAGGCGACAACGATACCGGCCATGATGCTTGCGCTCCGACAGCGCTCGTATCTGCCAGCCCTAACGTATATATCAACGGCCGCGCTGCAGGACGCGTGGGCGACAGTTATGCGCCGCATGGGTGTGTAGCGCATCCGACGCATAGCGGTGTAATTGCCAGCGGCAGCAGCTCCGTATACATCAACGGCAAGGCTGCAGGGCGCGTAGGTGACGCTGTGAGTTGTGGCGGTACTGTAGCCGAAGGCAGCAGTAATGTGTTTATTGGAGGCTGATATGCAGGTTAGACGTTTAGACGACAATTGGGACTATTGCTTTGGCCGTGGCTCGCAAAATTACATCAGCGGCATCGAAGCTGTCGGGCAGGCGATAAAGCAGCACCTGCTTTTGCTGTACGCCGAATGGTGGGAAGACCTAAAAGATGGGCTGCCGTTGTGGGAGCAAATCTTAGGCACGTCTGGCAGTGATGAGAATAGGCAGGCTGTAGATATTATTATCCGTGACCGTATAAGCGGCACGGAAGGCGTGCAGTCTGTCACGTCTTTTGAATCATCTTACGAACGCAGACATTATAAATTTACGGCAACTGTAGAGACTATTTATGGCTCGTTGACTATTAGTAGTGAGGAGGGGCAGATGTGACGTATTTTAAGCCTTATGTTGATAGTACGGGACTGCATATCCCTACCTACAACGATATTTTAGAGGATATGATTGATGCAACGAAGCAAATCTACGGGGATGATATCTATCTGGACAACAGCTCGCCTGATTACCAGCTGCTGTCCATTTTTGCTCTCAAGCAAAGCGATACGCTGCAGGCTATGGCGTATGCCTACAACGCACGCTCTCCTGAGACTGCTATCGGCACGTCACTTGACAGCGTGGTAAAGCTGAACGGTATTAAGCGTAAGGCTGCCAGTCAGAGCACGTGTCAGGTAAAAATCACCGGCACACCATTTACACAAATCGTTAACGGTGCTGTGCGTGACCGCGCTGGCCTGACGTGGGATTTGCCATCTAGCGTGGTTATTGATTCCAGCGGAACGACTTACACTGTTGCGACCTGCCGCACGGCCGGAGCTGTAAGCGCTCTGGCTGGCGATATTAGCCAGATTGAAACGCCGACTTACGGCTGGGTGTCTGTAACGAATGAAGTTGCTGCTGTTCTGGGTAATGCGCAGGAGACCGATGCGCAGCTGCGTGAACGCCAGACTATCAGCACTGCGAATCCGTCGCAGACTATGCTGGACGGAACGAAGGGCGCGATTGCTGCTCTAAAAAATGTTTCCCGCTACGCTGTGTACGAGAACGATACCAACGTCAGCTCTGTAACGGATGATAATCCGTATGGCCTGCCTGCACACTCTGTAACCTGCGTGGTCGAGGACGGCACGGATGAAGACGTGGCGGAAGCAATTTTTTTACACAAGGGCATAGGGTGTTATACCAATGGTGATGTAGTTGTAGAATATACGGACCAGAACGATTATATAAATCGTGTGCGATTTTTCCGCCCTGTTTACAAAGATATTTTTGTTAAGGTCGTAATCAAAAAATACACAGGCTATATCTCCACTATGACGGTTAAGGTACGCAAGGCTGTTTATAATTATCTGGCCGCGCTGACGATTGGCAGTGACGTGTCTGCGTCGGTGCTGAGCAACATCATTACCGATTGTAATCCTTCGCTCACCAAGCCGATCTTTGGCATTAAGGAGCTGAAGCTTGGGCTGGATAAATCATCAATGTCTGCGCAAGACATTGATATCGGTTTTAAGGAAATTCCTAATCCTGCGTATGCGAACATTGAGGTGACGCTGGAATGATGCAGAATCTTGATTATTATAAGCGCCTGGTTACGAGCGAATATCGCTACAGCCCACGCTTTACGGGGATGGTACAGAAGCTGCTTAGCTATGGTCTGGACATTGACAATAGCATAAATAATATGATTGTGGCGTTTGAGGTCGACAATGCTAGCACGGCTCAGCTTGACATTTTAGGCAGTATCGTTGGCGTAAGCCGCCAGCTAAAATTTGAGCCGTCTGCTGCTGCCATTGGTGAGGTTATTTGTCCATCGCCAGCAGAAATGGCAAGCGGTGAGGTTTATCCGATAATTTATACGCCTACGCCTGACAAATTAGCGATCATGCCCATGCTCACAGGTTATCCGCCAGCGGAAATGGGCGAAGGTAATCTGCTGGATGACGAAGTTTTCCGGCTGATGATTAAGGCCCGCATTATCCAGAATGCCTGGAAGGGCACAATTGGTGAGCTGTACGATTTGTGGGACGCTGTCATGGGTGCTAATAAAAAACTGTCCATTGAGGACTTGCAGGATATGAGCTACAACATTGTGCTGCAGGGCGACTACACGCGACTAGAGGAAGAACTCATCATCCATGCTTACGTTATCCCAAAGCCGGAAGGTGTGCGTATCAATGTGCTGACGTTTGTATCAACAGATGGCTTGCCGCTGTTCTCGTATGATTATAATACGATGCGTTACAGTGGTTATGGCTCGCATTGGGCGGAAAAGGAGAATTGATAAATGGCTAATAGTAATTTTAAGGTTTTCGCGGAATCTGTGGCGACGCTGAATGTTGTGAGCGACGCAGAATATGCAACGGACACACAGCGCATTAATGGCGTTGTGCCCGGTCTTGCTCCGGCGGCGCTGCATAACAAATTGTACAAGCAGGCCACGATTATGGCTGCTGCGCTGGCACAGGTGCTCGTGGAGCAGGGGCAGGACGCTCTGGATAATGATTACGCTGCACTTGTGGCGTCGCTTAAAAAATCGCTGGTGCTGTCGCTGAACGGGGAGAAGCCTGATAAAAATGGCAACATCCAGAAAAATTTTGTCTATAGCGTTGAGGGCAAAAAGCCTGACAGCAAGGGAAATGTTGCTCTGAATATTGATTATCTGAACGCGATGAGCTTCGTTGGCTCCGTGGTCATCACGAAGGAGAACATCAATCCCGGTACAAAGATTGGCGGCACATGGCAGCTTCTGCAGAGCGGTCGATATATCCGCTCTGCTGGTGATAGTTATGCTGGCGGCGCTCTGGGTGGTAGCGATAGCTTTGAGCTTACGCAGAAACAACTGCCTGCACATAGCCATGAAGCTACAATTTATGGCGTGACCAATTTCGAAGGCTCGTTTATTGGAGGTAATCAAGTAGGATTAGATGGTGGCAAAACTACAGGCTGTTTTAGGCGCACAGGCGAATGGGCTGGCGCATGCGCACATAAGAGCGATGCCCGTGAGGTAATAAAATTTCTTGGTAACCATACACATCAAATAACCATCAAATCTACCGGTAACGGAGAAAAAGTAACTTTTGAGCCGTCTTATCTGTGTTTATATTTTTGGGTGCGTACTGCATGAGGTGAAGTAAATGAGTAATGCAAGAATACAATTTAGCCTGGCGAGTGAAGATGCGTGGAACGCTTATAATCCTCAATTAAAAGAAGGCGAAATCATCACAGTCTTGAAGGCTAACAAAAAAGTTAAATTAATACAGGGCAAAATCGGCGGCAGTAACTACAAAGACAGTCAGCTCATCTGGGACCAAGATAACGCGGAACAGTTGCTCGCTGCTGCTGAACTTGCTGCAAGCACAGCCAGGACTCAAGCTGGCGAGGCGGAAAGCAGCGCCTTGAGTGCAACTAATGCAATGAATGCCGCTGCATCCTCTGCGTTGGCTGCAAAAAACAGCGAGAGCAATGCTAAGAGCTCCGCTACAAATGCTAAAGCGTCCGAGACAGCTGCAGATAAATCAGCTGCTGTTGCTGCTGCTAGCGAAGCTGCAGCTAAGCTGTCTCAAAACAGCGCTGCTACGTCTGCAAGTAATGCTGCAAATAGTGCCAATGGTGCCGCTAGTGCTGCAAGCAACGCAAGCGATAGCGCAGCGGCTGCTAATACTTATGCTTTACGCGCAAACAATAGCGCAGCAGTTGCAAACGACAAAGCTGCAGAAGCAGCTCGTGATGCTGAGATAGCGCTTAATGCCAAGAATACAGTCGTAGGCAATATTGACAAAGCTACGGCTGCCGGTGAGAAGGCTGCGTTGCAGGCTAAGAAGGCAGAAGATGCAGCTGGTCAATCCGCTTATTATGCCGATGCTGCACGACAGCTCATTGATGGCGCGACCGTTGTGCCGCAGCTTGGGTTGAGCGTTGTGAATGGTAAATTATGTATTAGCTATCAAGGAGGTATTTGATTATGAGTGAAGTTTCCGATCCTATTATTACAGAGCCTGAAGTTTCCAGTCCTATTATTACAGAACCTATTGTTTTGGATGCGACGATGCAACGTTTTATTACGGTTATGGAGGAACAAAATCGCATCCTCTCGGAATCTAGAGACAATATCGCCGCTGAAGCTGCAGGTGTGAAGTTTACTCCGACTGATGCTGCTGGCTCTCGCTTAGGCGCTGCTGAATCTATGATTTGGGAAAAATCTACCGACATTGCTGCAGGGCAGGACGATTTCCCAACGAAATTTAACTGCTTTAACACCTACGAGGCCTTAGTTAAGGACGGCAAAGTCGTAGCTACCGAAGGCTCCTATGAATTTGAGAAATACAAAGACGATGATGAGTACGACGCTGACATCTTTACGATGTTTCCGAAAGGCTACGGTCGCCGTTATTATGACGGCGATGGCAATGAGTACCGCTATGTTTCCGATCGTCGCTTGTCTGGCTACGTACCGTCGCCGCTGCATATGGTAGAAGGTACAGAGTATGATGTTGTCGGTGTCACTAAATACGGCTGGTGCGACGATGGCAAGGGCGGCATCTGTTCTCGTGCCGGTAAGCCTAAACGTGTAAATCTCTCGTGGCAAGATTTTGAAAAGAAATCTATCGCGCGTGGAGCTGGCATCCACGCAATGAGTTACAGTGATTTGACTTGGCTGCAGCATTTGGGCTGCATTAAATATGCGAACCGCAATTGGCAGAACGCTGTTGGCAACGGTGTAATGAATGGCTACACAGAAGTCGCGTTAAAAAAATGTACCGTAACGCAGGCAAGCTCTGCATCCATCATCATCGACAATACGACGGCAGAAAACTTCGCAGTAGGCGAGCCTATATATTTGACTGGTGTAACCGTAAGCGAAGGAATTTATACACGTAAAATTTTAAGCATTAGCGTTTACGATGACAACAATAAACGCATTACCGTGGACGGTCCTGCGTTCGCGACTACTGCTGGTACAAGCGGCTTCTATCGTGCCGTTAGCTATTCCGGCGGTTGCGATACAGTCCTTGGCTTGGACGGCGAGATTTCTGGCGGTACTAGCGGACGAAATAGCGTATTAACCTTGGGCATCGAGAATCTTTATGCGAACGACTGGAAAATTCTCGGCAATGCCTTTAGAGTCAACAATGACGTTTACATTAATCCTCGGCCGCTATCTGCTGCTGCTTGGCCGTCAGATGTGAACGATGCTGTTGCGAAGGGCTGGGTTAAAGTTGCTGTCATCCCGGATAACAACGGATATATTAAGACTCTCGCCTACAATCCTAGCTATCCGCTGATCAGCACGCCTGCGACGGTTGGTGGTGACAGCTCACGTCCAGTTGGCGATTATTTTTCTACGAGCGCTGTGGCCGCCATGATGCTGTTGCTTGCGGGTGGTAGCTTGAGCAATGGTCTTTACTGTGGCGCGTTCTACGTCAATGTTTACGTTGGGCTGTCTGCTTCTAGGTGGAACTCTTGCTCGCTCGGCGTGTACCGTCCTCAGTAAGAGGGGGACACGGGGGATTCCTCCCCCGTGGTGCGCGCTAAAACGGTTTTAATTTTTTAGGGGGCGAGCGTCCTTGCTTGCGGGTGGTAACTTGAACAATGGTCTTAACAGTGGCACATTCTACGTCAATGTTAACGATGGACTGTCTAATTCTAGGTGGAACTATTGCTCGCTCGGAATGTTATTTTTATCTACATTGGACGTTCGCATCCTTAGCCCTTGCTAAAAATTTTAAGGAGGAGGCAGCTAGTAGGTCGTCTGATTCGGAAACTGCTATTTAAAAACACGAATATGGGTAAACGGATAGGATATATCATTACTCCTGATAATGTGACTTTTGAGTTATGCTTGCAAGCGATTATTAATGCGAGTAAACGGAAGCGCAGAAGGTATGATGTAAAGAGAGTTCTGCAACATATCTCTAATTACGCACGGAAGTTACAGTCAATAGTCCTCGATGGGACGTATAAACCAAGTCCCTACAAAGTTTGTCACATCATTGACCGCGGTTCAAAGAAGCAGCGTGTTCTTCACAAGCCGAAATTTTTCCCGGATCAATGCATTCATCATATCGCTATAATGCTTGTCAAAGACAGGCTATTAAAGCGATTAGATTCTTATGCTATAGCCAGCATCAAAGGAAAAGGTATCCATTATGGACACAAGGTTATCAAAGGCTGGTTAGGCAAAGATAAGCGCCATACAAAATATTGTTTGAAAGGAGACATCAAGAAATGCTACGAATCTATAAAACCTGATTTGGTGGTCATGGCTTTCAGCAGGTTCATCAAAGATAAAAAGTATTTATCCTTGATTGACAAAATTGCCCATAGCCATACATCGTTGCCGTTGGGGAATTATACATCTAGTTGGTTTGAGAACCTCATCCTGTTAGAGATGGATAAGCTCTGCCATCGTAATGGCTCGCATTATTTGCGCTTTGTTGATGATTTTATTGTTTTAGGCACAAATAAGCGCAAACTGCGCAGATTTACGGAAACTCTACGACTGCTGCTAACCAAATGGGGCCTGTCGCTAAAAGGAAACTGGCAGGTCTTTCCTGTGGGTAAGCGCGGCATTGATATCCTTGGGTATCGTTATTGGCATGAGCATATTTTGCTGCGCAAGCGTAACGCTCTACATATAGAACGCGCAGTGAGACGTTGGTATAAAAATAAAACGCCGCATCGAGCTAGAGTAGTCCTGTCTGCAATCGGCGGCACTAAATGGTTTAGTTCTCACAATTTTTATGTTAAGTATTTTAAAGGTTTGAATCGAAAGGAGCTTATACAATATGCGAATCGGAATTACTGAGATGCCAGAGAAAGGCTTTACTTTGCAACCGTTAATTGGAACGGGTAACGTGCTTATCCAGATGTACCGCTCTCCTAAAGAAGATTATGACAGCGAAGGACACAAGCATATTACTGCGAATGTCTTGATTATTACGCGCCGCAATTTTGATGGCTTGGCGCAGAGTATCGAGAGCAACTACGAATGGTACTGGCAGCAGGGCAAACAAGAGCAGATTAAGCAGCTGACTAATCAGTTTACAGGTGTTGTACAGAAGTGGATGGACAACAAGGTACAAGAACGTGGTTACGATAACATCGTATCAGCTTGCACGTACATCTACTCTAGCGATCCTATCTTTGCTAAGGAAGGTAACGCTGCGAAAGAATGGCGCGACAAAGTCTGGAGACACTGCTATGATGTTGTGGCTGATGTGGTTGCTGGCAAGCGCAGCATCCCGTCCACGAACGAGCTGCTTAGAGAATTGCCGCAGTTAGAATGGTAAACAGGAGGTACGGCTCATGAATTTTCTCGCATTGAAATTTGCTGCTATTAATGCAGCACAGACTCTTTGGCAAGGTGTTAGCTACAAAACAGTTGCAGCAGCTATCCTTGTAATCTTATTACACAAGCACGCTGTATTGTTTATGGCTTTTACGGCGCTTGTTTTTATTGATTGCTTCACTCGCTGGATGAGCTTGTCTTACAAGCGCCTGCAGCAAACTGGCGTAGAATTTCCGACGGTCATGCAAATTATTATCGGTATTAAGGCTGCTCGTTCGGAGGGCTTGATTTCCAGCGAAGTTATGAAGCATCGCTTCGTGGGCAAGGTCATCGTGTATATCCTCTGCGTGCTTGCCGCTGTGCTGGTAGATTTAGCCATGATCACGCTGCAGCAGCCTGTATGGGCTGTGCCGCTGGTGGCAGGTTATCTCGTAATCACAGAGCTGCTGAGCATCTGTGAGAACCTCAATGACGCCGGTATTGAGGCAGTGCAAGGTCTTGTTAATGTTATCAAAAAGAGAAGAGGTTGATTATTATGACTATGTTATCTGCTCATTTTTCTGAGTCCGAATTTGCTTGCAAACATTGCGGAACGCTGCCGACCTATGGCATTAGCTCTGCATTGCTGACTGGTCTGGAGCGCTTGCGTGCACGTTTAGGTCGCCCTATATACATTACGAGCGGCTATCGTTGCCCAGTGCACAATGCTGCTGTAGACGGTGTGTCTAACTCTCAGCATGTCGCAGGTACTGCCGCTGATATCTACGTCGACGGTGTATCTACACGCGAGCTGGCCCGCATCTGCAAGCAGATTTTTGACGGTGTGGGTACTTATGTATCGCAGGGCTTTGTGCACGTCGACATGCGTGCTGGCGGCTCCGTCCCGGGCTATTATCTGTGGGAGGGCTAAGATGTGGAAAAAATATTGCGCAATTACTGCAGCTACATTGTGCTTGCTGTTGCCTGTCTCTGCATCGGCGGCATCATCGGCTACAACCTACACAACCTACACGATGACGGCGGCGGAAATGTCAGCACTCGACAGCAGGTTGAGTCTGCTGCTGCAGCAAACCAAAGTCACCAGGCAAGCGCTGGCAGAATCACAAGCAGCGCTGAACGAGTCGAGAGCAGAATTGAGCAAGCTCAAGACGGAATCAATAAAGCTGCAGATAGAGCTGCAAGCTCAGAACAGCTTATTGGAGAGTGCCAACAAATCCTTGCAGGCATCCGCCAAAGAGGAAGCTCGCACCCGCCGCAGAATTAAAGCGCAGCGCAATGCTGCTATTGTTGCGGCCGTTGGTCTGCTTGCCTATGCTATTAATAAATGATGATTGATTGGGAAAGTGATATCTTAATATCTATAGGAGGTTTTGCATATGGATGTCACTCGTAAACGAGCGCGTGCGTGGTTACGTATGTGCTCACGAATAGAACTTGACCGTGCTATGGAAGAAGCGCGGCTTACGGAGCAGCAGAGGGAAGTCATTGAGTTAATGTTTACCCGAGGCTTGTCCGTGGTAGCCATCAAATTGCGCTGTAATATGGACGAGAGTACAGTAAAACGTATCCTTGCCCGCTCTTACGACAAAATCTACAATGTCATCATGTAACCTGCGCCCCAGTGAATACTGGGGTGCTTTTTTTATGCCCTTTTATTGCGCTTTTGCACACCGCTTTTGCCTATACAATGTATACAGAAATGAGGTGAGCTTATGAATTTTGCAAATATGCCAAATCAACCGAACCTGCCGCCTATGCCGCAGCTCTTTGGTCAGCCAGCACAGCAGATGGCCCCGGCTGGTGAGATTGTATGGGTGCAGAGCGTCGACCAGCTCAATGCTTTAACTCTCCCGCCCAATGCGTCAAGAATCTACATGAACTCTGCTGATGCGGAGTTTTACATCGTAACTACGGACAAAATCGGTATGAAATCTGTAGCAACGTACACGTTTTTGGAGAAGCCCAAGCCGCAGCCTGTCGAGTATGTTACTAAGGCGGAGTTTGCAGAGCTTATCGCTCTGCTGAAAGGAGCGCAGAATGAATCCAATTTACCAAAGGCAGAATCAGCAGCGTCAACCGCAGGCGGGCGACCTGCAGGTCATCAAGCAAAATCTCAATGATAAAATGCTGCAACAATTTATTGCCCAAGCCAAACAGCAAGGAATATCTGACAATGATATCAATGCTGGCTTGCGAATGCTCGGGTACAAGTAGGCATCACGCGCGATGTGCATTATTATAAAAGGAGGGATATCTTATGGATATCGGCGAAGCAATGGCGTTGACCAATAGTAACAATAGCTGGATGAACAATCCGTTTATGTATCTTATCTGGTTGGCGTTTTTTGGCGGCGACGGTTTTGGCTTTGGCCGTCGTGGTAATGCCTTAACTCAGGCAGAATTACAGGAAGGTTTTAACAATCAGAATGTAATGCGTAGTTTGGAAGGTATTAAAAACGGTGTTTGTGATGGTTTTTACGCTATGAACACAAATGCTCTGCAAGGTCAAAATCAGCTGCAACGTGATATGTGTCAAGGCTTTGGTGCCGTAACGGCTGGCATTACTAATACTGGCTATCAGCTGGGGAACCAAATCACGGAGAACCGTTTTGCGGCTCAGCAGTGCTGCTGCGAGACTAATCGCAATATTGATAGCGTTAAAGCTGAGAATTACAAAAATACTTGTGAAATCACTACTGCTATCCATAGCGAAGGTGAAGCTACTCGTGCTCTTATCACTGCTAACCAAATGCAGGAGCTACGTGATAAACTGGCAGACCGTGACCGTGAATTGCAAGCTGAACGCTATCAAGTTAGCCAGCTCACTCAAAACGGTACTATCATCGAGGCAGTGCGTCAGCTGTTAGGTCAGCGTGGTTGCGCTGGCTGCCAATATCTGACTGCTGCTTGATTGGCGGTGAGAGGTAATGGCTTATCTGAATAGTTATAATCTTGCTAGTCAGGCTCTGGAGGTTGGTAATGTTATTGCACTGGGGGCTAACGACGTGCAGTTTGGTGGGTGCTGCAATGGTTTGAGCCATGCAGCGGGCACTGGCATTATCAACGTCAAAGCTCCGGGTGTATACGAAGTCAATGCTACGGTGACCGTTACTGCTACGGCAGCTGGTGCTATCGGGATACAGCTCTATAATGGTGCTGACGCTGTACCTGGTGCATCTGCTACACAAACAGCGGCCGCTGCTGGTGTGGTAACGCTGCCTATCAGTAAGTTGATCCGCGTGCGCCCGTCCTGTGCCGCTGTCGGTAATGCGGCAAATCTTAGCCTGCAGCTGACAGGTGGTGACGGAACGGTCACCAACGTCAATGTAGCAATACATCAAATCGCTTAATTGATTATAAAACCGCTAACTAAAATTTAGTTAGTGGTTTTATTTTGACCACTTTTTGACTGCTACATCTAGACAGATATACAAAGATATAGTAAAATATAGCATAGTGTAAATGTTGTCTACCTGCGTAGACATGCGGAAAATGGGGATTTATGCCTTTTGGGGCTGTGGGCTAAAAATGGTCTTGAAAACTAGCGAAGGTGCAAGCCTTCCGTGGGTTCGAATCCCACCCTTTCCGCCATACAAAAATTATAAAAAGATGCTTGCTTTTTAGCTAGGAATCTGTTATAATAAAAAAGTAGTCTAATGGAGTGGTACTCAAGCTGGCTGAAGAGGACGGTTTGCTAAATCGTTAGACGGTTTACCCCGTGCGTGGGTT